TGTAGGTTTAAAAGAATCAAAAGCTATACTTACATAACTTTTAGCAGGTACATATGGAATATTACCACTTGGAGCTTTAATTGTAATTTGTGATCCTTCTTTTTTTAATGCCATAATTAACCTTCGTATAAATCTTTTTTAGCTTTATATTCATAACCAGCACTTGCAATACTAGTCCATCCACCAAATTGTTCTTTACGTCTTTGTGATGCAGCAATGTCTTGAGCATAACCAATATCACCAACTTGTGTTCCTACATTCAATCTTATTGTTGCAAGATCTTTTTCAAATGTTCTTGTTATATCTTTTTGTATATTTAAAAATGATCTACTGTCCATAGTAAAACCAGAACCTGCTTGAGTTGCTTTATTAGCAGCAATAGCAGCAGCATATTGTTCTCGTCTATTTGCTGCTTCTTCATCAGCAATTCTTTTAGCAGCTTTCTTTTGAGCTTCATATCTTTGTTGTTCTATCTCTGCTTGTTTTTTAGATTCTTTAATATCGTAAACTGCTTTAGCTGCAGTTACAACAAACATAGTTACTGGATCAGCACTCATGCAAAAACTACCTCCACTGACATACCCAAGATTTTAATTGGTAAAGGATCATCTTGGCTAATTGTTACTGTTGGACTTTTACTATATCCTAAAAAGAAAAATTCTTTTTTATCTGTTACTGGAGTGAGGTCAGAGCCACCTTGAAAATTAACTTGTTGTATAACTAAAGCTTTAGAGGTGCTGTCTGCTGCTTTGATTGTCATATCAAGGGTAGTGTTAATATCCACAATGGCTCTTGAGATTCTTCTTGGTAACCCAGTTAATGGGCCTTCTGGTAATTCTTTATCAATTGGCATAGTTTCTATTATAGGAATATAATTAAATCCAATTTTAAGTCCACTAGATTTTGGCGCACTTATTAATGTAATTTGATCTGAGCTTGATACTGTAAATGAACCAATTGAACTATTTCCATCAATAATATTAATATCTTCATTTGTATAAATACCATTTACATCATGTAAAAACCCTTTTTCTAAAGTAATTACAGCATTATCAGCAGGTGTGACAACTAATGCTTGATCTAAACTTAAATCGTATGATCCACCACCATTATTTGTAACAGCTTGTATAATATATTCTGTAGTATCACCTGCAATTTTAAATGTTTCATTAATTTGTGGATCAGAAGTAAATCCATCAACAGCTAATACAGAACCAGTTTGACTACCACCATTTACTAATGGTGTTCCTCTTTGATTCAATGTTGAAGTTGTTTGGCAATCTAATGTTTCAGAATCATCATCTGCAAATTTTTCTAAAGTATAAACAGTAGATCCGTCTAAAACTCTTTTAGCAATAATAACTAAATTTTCATTTAATGAAATGATTGATTGTATATAATCTCCACTTCTAGTAGACCATTGTGACCAACCTGCAATTTTTTCATCTCTTACAGAATGAAACACAGATAATGTACCAGGATATGTAGATCCATTATTTAAAAAAAATGCATATTGTTCTGGTCTAGTATTATTACCTTTCATAATTGCAATTTCTTTTGGTGAATCAATTAAATGTTGTGCAAGAATAGATACAGCAGTAGATTTATAACCATCTTCTAAATCAGAATAAACAAACTCTCTAACTGCTTTACCATTTTTTTGAACAAAGCCTGTTGCTTGGTCAAACATATGAGGAGCTGTTCTAGATATACCATATGGTGTTTGTCTTAATATACTTACATTAGAAGGTGTTATAGTATTATCAGTAGAATCTGGAATGTAATATTCTCCACTATCTGTAAATACTTGTAAGTCTTTACCAGATAACATATGTCTAATTTCGTTTACTGAGTTACCTGTTATATCAGAGTCTATTGCTTCCGAATCTAATCCAGTACCTACATTAAAATTAAAATAATCTCCAATATGAGATGCTATTATACTTGCAGGTCTAGATTTTATACCACCTAACCATAATCTATTATGATGAAATGTAACTGCTTGAGGATAACCTCTTGCAGCAGAAATAGATTCTTCTTGCCATTCAAAATGTGGGCCAGTTCCACCAGCTATTGTTTCAATTACAGTTACAGTTACTTCAGTTGGACTTGTATAACCAGTAATTTTAACTTGAGATCCATCTATAGTTAAATAATGTCCTACATAATCAGATGTAAAAAATCCAGAAGAAGCTGTTACAGTTCTACCTGTTCCAGTTGCTGATGTACTTATTGTTAATGTTGTAAGTGCAGGTTCATATTTGTAAAAAGGTGCATTTGTTTTATATGCTCCAGAAACAACAACATCTTCATCTATTTTAAATGCAAATTCTCTAACAATAAAAGATGATGCTGATTCTCTAAATATTTCTCTAATTGGATTATTTCTATGTGTTATAAAAATAGTATCACCAAATTGTGCAAAATTTAATTCAAATAATTGAGCTGTAGTCCAATTACAATTAGTTGTATAATTACTTGTTATTGCTGTACCACTTATATTATAAACATCCATTCTTTGATTAGATAATGCTATAATAGCTATTTCATCATCAGAAAATATAAATGGTATTAATCTTGATTCTGCAGGTAATGTTGCAAGATAAGAAGTACCAGGTCTTCTCATTAAACCACCTTCTGCTAATAATGCAAAATTTCTACATTGTTTAGCACCTTGAAAATAAGATGGTACGTCTGTTCTTGTAGCTAATAAAGGATTAAGCTCACCAGACGAAAAATTCGTTATAACAGTTTTTAATGTTCTTCCCATTAAACATCCGTTCTGGTAGATCTTCTAAGATTAATAAATCTATTAGTATCTAAAACCTTTGTAGTAGTTTCTTGTGCATCAATATTTTTAGCAATTAAAAATTGTCTTTCTGCTAGTTCTTTAAACTGTCTAATCATTGCAGAATCTCTAGCAACAGAACCTGCAAATATAGATGCTAATTCATATTCTAAAGCAAGAACAAAATGAGGTGGAAAGTATGCTTCATCTACTCTGTAAATGTAATCCATAATTAATGTACTATTAGAACCATAGCCATTAACATAAATATAATCTTTGTATCTTGAATAAGGAATTACAATATCATTAACTGTTATTGTATTTATTTGTAAAACTTCTGGATCAGTTGGTATTTGATAACCATAATCATATCTTCCAGTAGGAGCTGCTGCTAATAATGATAATGCTTTTTGAGTTGTAGAAAATCTCCATCTACATCTAGTAAGAGCAGCTTTTGTAATATCTTCGTAAATGTTACTGGCAACTAATGCTTCTGTGCTTCCATCAGAAAAAGATGTAATAGGTTGTGCACCTATCATTACTAAAGCTCTTGCACATATATCAATATTTGTTGTTGCCATAATTTATAAAAAAAAAGATCTAGGGGGATTTCTCCCCCTAAATCGAATTAGCTTTATGCTAATTTAGCTGTTGTTACAGTAGTCGCACCACTTGCTGATGTAACAGTAAGTAGATCTGCTTCTGGAGTTCCACCGATTCCGATAGAACAAAGAATTAAATCACCTTGTTTCAATTCAGCATATGCGCTGTTAAAGTAACCACTTGCAGCTACAGTTGCGATAGCATCTCCGTCAGTGTAAAACCAAAGAGAGTTGCCACCCATCTGAGCTACCTTTTTAATTGGATTATCAGTTGCGTAAGCCATATTATTATATCTCCTTAATTATTACTCTGCACACTTCTGTATTCTAATACCATCAGAATCAATTAATACACCACCTATAGAAAGCATAGATGTAATTAAGTGAGAAACTTTTTCTGGTATATAGTTTACTTCAGTTTTAACGTCAGAACCAATTCCCATACCAATCGCTGATTTGTGGAAAGCTACAGTATGTCTATCAGTTGAACCAGAAGTTTCTAGTCCACTGTGTACAAACCATAAGAATCCTAACCATCTTTTAGCAGTCATACCACCAGCATAAGGAAGTTCACTTTCTCCCACATACTCGACTCTTGAGAATTGATCTAGGTTGATTAGGTCAGACCATTGTTTAGGCCCAACTACCCAGTATCTTTGTTGATCATCTGGTACGTCATTAGTATTGAAAAGTTCCATCATAGCTTGAGCTTTTCCTAGGTTCATTCCAGTACCTGTACCTGATGAGTTATTAGCAAGTTGTGTTGCGTTTTCCATTACAGAAGTAATTACGCTATCAGTTTTTCTACCTAATGCGTAAGCTGCTGAATTTGCAACTACTTGTCTTTCGTCAATGTTTACCTTTAACTCGTCTAACTTGTCAACGTAATCTGCTGCATAGTAATCAGTTAAAGTTGCGCTTACATTGCTGTGAGCTAGATCCATTGCAACTACTTCAGCATGTCTTGCTTTAGTGTTTGCAGATCCTTTTGCAACTTTCTGAAACTTAACAGTATTACCATTAACACCGTTCACAGTTCTTGTTAGGTTCTTTAACTTAGAACCCATTCTTTGATAAGCCATGTGAACTTCAGCTTCGAATTGAGTTATAAAGGCATTTGTTATTGATGTTGCCATTTATTTTCCTCGTTGTTAAGTTATTGTTAGTTACCGATTATCTTTCTAATGCAGTGGATTGTTATCCAGTTAAGGGCAATCATTTACATTCTAAAGGTCTTGATATGTTGATATTGTATAAGTGTTATTCTTGACAACGCACAATTATATCCATCTTTTAGGAATAGTTATAACTTCTCCAAATTCTATTGTGCCATCTTTATCTTGAGAGTATGTACCAAATAAAGTTATATAATCTTTGGTATCTTTATAAATCCAAAATTCACCTGTTTTACAAACTGCTGGTTCTGCAGCTTCCATTTGAGCTACAGATAACCAACCAGTTTGCGAAACACAGTCAAGCCATTTTAAAGGCTTATTAAGTTTTTTAAACTTAAATTTATGCTTGTTTTTGACCTTTGTAAGCCTTTTCATATAATTCAGTTACTCGTTTTACATAAGCAGGATCACGTCTACTTGAATCCCAATATCTAGGATCTTTAAGCATTGATTTAAGGTCATCCATATCAGCAGATACATCTACTTGTGTTTGTGATGTAGGCATACTGCTATCTTTAGTTAGTTT